TCAGTTTCCGCCGCGGACGACGGCGAACGGGTCGGGCTTGGCCCACGGCACAAGCTTGGTCAGCGAGAACCATGAGCCGGCGGCGTTAGTGCCGAACTGATAGGAAACGCGCTCGGCCAGCACGTTGGTGAACTGCTCCATGTCGCGCGAGGCCGGCGAGCCCAGCGTCCAGGAACCGAGCGACAGCGAGCTCGCGTTTCCCGGATAAGATGCCGTCAGCGCCAGCGATCCCGCTCCCTGCACGTAGCCCGTGAGATAGCCGAACAGGTTTCTGCCGCTGAGGCCGGTCGCCGCGAGAAACGCCGTAGTGTAGTAGGAATTGATCGCCGCCCCGTCGTCGGAGTATTGCCCCGGCGTGAGCGCGTAAATCTTGCCGCTGGAATTATTGGTGCCGAAAAATACCTGCGCGACGCCGGTCGGGCGTTCGATCAGCCCGCAGGAATTTGCCGGGATCATCCACTGCGCCCATTTGCGGGCGCGCTCGGGAGCCGTAAGCATGGCGACCAGCGGATCGCCGAACCCCTCGGTGTAGTCGAGCATAAGGATCTGGTTGGGCTGCGTCGCCGATCCCATCGGCACGCCCACCAGGATGCGCTTATGCTGCGTATCGACCTGCACCCACAGCGTTTGTCCGGCCTGCCAGTTGATCGCGTCCCAGGTGGGCTGGATTTCCTGCGAAAGCTTTATGGGCGTGCCGCCGTCAAACAGGTAGAGGCCCGAGCGTCCGGCGATCACCACCCATTCTTCGCCGATGCCCACGCCGTGCGCCGAGGGCGTGCCCACCTGGTTAGAAGCCTCCTCGACAGCCCACAGCGCCGGCTCGTTCACGCCGTCGGTGGCGGTGACGTACAGGCTGCGCTCCTTCACAAAGTAGAAATTGTTGCGCAGCACGAACGCCGCGCGAATGCCCTGCCCGTTGTTCTCCGCGATGCTCATGATCCCGGTAACGCCGTCGTAGGCCTCGGGTGTTTCCGTGCCGGAGGCGCGCACCAGCGACGCATTCTGCGCCGCGTTGGTGAGGAATATTTCGATGTTGTCGACCAGGAACGACTCGCCGCTGGGCGCGGGCACGCCGTCCGCATACACGCGCAGGGTAAGGTCGGCGGGCAGCGAAGTCTGGGGCGGGAGCAAATCCGCGGTGAACTCCTGATACGTGGTGGTGGCCTGCGTGAAGCTCACCGCAAGGCCTGTGGCGAGCTGCCCCGCCGTGGGGCTATACGCGTTGATGCGCAGCGTTCCTGCGGAAAGCCCCGCGCTGCGCTTCACCCGCGCGCGCACGGAGTAGTCGGTGTTATTGGCAAGCAGCGGATCGCCGTTGACGTCGGTGATGGCGCTCTGCGCGATCATGCCGCGCGCGGCGGTCACGCCGTCTGCGGTGATGCGATAGGCGTCGCCCCACACCACGTTGCTCGCTTCCCTGCTCCCGCCCGCGCCAAACGACGGGTCCTGCTGCCAGCCAAGCGGGCGGCCGCTGCCGGAGGCGTCCCATCCGCCATCGAATGTGAGGTTGCGCCAGTTGTCCATGTTGGCGCGCTCGCCCCACCAGAAAAGGCGCTCCGCGTAGGCCACGACGCCCAGCTGCTCGGGCAGCTCGATCTGGCTGAAGAGATAATCCATGCTGGTGCCGGAGAGCAGGATGGTGTCGGTAAAATCGACGGTGAGCGACGTGGTGGTGTTGTCATTGATTACCATGGTGGCCGGCACGTGATAGAAGTCTGCGCCGCCCGCCCCGGTGAACGTCAGCAGGCGCTGCACCACGTTGGATGGGCCGGTGGGGATATTGGTGACCGCCGCCTGGTGGCCGCCCGCGGCGGTCCACGGAACCGGCGGGGAGGGCGCGGTCCAGTAGCCCTGGCGCGTCACAAACACCACCGAGCACTTGTGCACGCCGGGCGAAATATTTCCGCCCGTGCCCGAATCGGCCACCGACGGACCTTCCGCCGGGCCGATCTGGCTCACGCGATCGAAGTAGGTGTCGTCGAACTGGCGCGGCAGGTCCTGCCCGGTGAGGCCGTCGCCAAACGCCATGTACTCGCGGCCGAAAAGCGTGGTCGAGGCCAGGTAGAGGTTGGCAGCCACGCCGCCCGGCGTGATGAGCGAGAGCGTGCCGGGCGAGGTTTCCTTGTACAAGTTGCCGTTGGAATCGAGCGCGAGAAGCCGCAACACGCGGTTGGTGGTGATGTAGGTCTTGAGTCCATTGATCTGCGGCGCTCCGCCGATCACCGGATACTCCGACACGAGCCCCGGGCGCGTGCGCACACCGCCGGGGAAAAAGTCCACGTCGGCGAGATTCGGCGACATGCCGGGGGTCACGTCCGACGCGTCCAGCAGGGTAACCCAGCCGCCAAACACGTTGAGCGGCAACGGCGCAAAGGATTCGATAGACATGGACGATCTGGCTCGCTATAGCGCCGGCGTTTAGCCGGCGGTTGTGAAGTTCCGGTGGATGAAACGGGCATGCGCGCAAAAACAAAGGCCCGGCGTGTAAACGGCGCCGCCCCGGCGCACGCGCAGCCGCGTTGCGCTCCTGCCGCAAATCCTCTACTGCAGTTTCTTGAAGATTCCGTAGAAGGTGATCGTGTCGGATGTGATGGCCCCGGGATACGCGCCGGCGGCCAGCTCCGGAAAGGCTCCCGCGCCCGAGCCCTGCTGAAAGATTTTGACCTTTCCGTTGCTGAGGGCGCTGCCCGGATAGAAAACGTAGTCGTACCCGGATAAGCCGTCCATCCAGGCCGTGCCTTGGATAGGCGCCTGGGTGGAGGCGACGATGGGCGACTGCGAAAGATCGAGCGTGTCGCCGCTGGTCGCGTAATTTCCCGAGGCCGCAACGGTGCCGGCCACGTGAATGCGCTGCCCGTCGTCCCACGTGTCCAAGAGCGTGAATGCGAGTGCCATGATTCCTCCTGTTGTTTCCGGCGAAGATGTGAAGCGAAGCTTCCGGTAGAGCCACTTAATTGCTGGTCACGAGTCGCGGGGCGCTGCTATGATGTCGCTCTGCGACGCACAACCCGAACGCCTGCATGTGAATCCAAACGCGTCGATCACCGATATTTCTTAGGGGAGAGTCTGAGTGCGGCGACTGGCTGTTGTTTGCGCGGTAGCGGTTTCCATATGTGCGGCGCTGGTCGCCATCGGTAAAAATTCGGGAGATGCGGCGGCCGCGCGCCAGAGCAGCCAGTCCGGCTCGAGCGCGGGAGCATCCGCGACAGCAACTTCGGGTATCGTTTCCGCCAACAAAGTGTCGGTCGTAGCCGCCGGGATTGCGCCGCGGGCGCTGGCGGCGGTGCCGGGCAGCGGCGCTATCGACCTCACTAACGCCACCGCGCCCAATCAAATCTTCACGGTGGGCGTGCCGTCAGCAGCAGGCGTTCCCGTCTCCAATGTGCGAATCGCGGCCGTCGCCGGAACCGGCGCAACCGGTTCGCTGGGCGATGGCGGCGCGGCCGTCGCGGCCCAGTTCGATCTCGCCGCCGCATCTCTCATTGAACGCAGCGGCATCGCCGGCGGCCCGGACGGCACTCTTTACGTCGCCGACACGGGCAACGCGACCATCCGCGCGATTGCCGGTTCATTGAGCAGCGAGCCGGGCATCGTTCGCAGCCTCGCGGGGCGCTGGGCGGCCCAACAGAACATCAACCTGGTGGAGCCGCTGGGAATCGCGCTCGATCGCGCGGGGAACCTCTATATCGCCGACCATGGCGCCGGGGCGGTTGACCTGATCGCCGCGGGCAGCGGGCAACTGCAAACGCTCGCGCAGGTGGCTTCCCCGGCGAGCGTCGCGGTCACCCCCGACGGCAGCACTGTCTATGTAGCCTCGCCCAAAGCCGGGGCGGTGTTCGCGATCAACACGCAGACGCGCGCGATTTCCGCCGTGTCGCCGCGGCCGCCTGCCACAAGCGGTTTCCTGCATGCCGGGCCAACGGCCTGTTCCACCTCAGTGCAGCTCTGCCCCGCGGGGCTCGCGGTGGATTTCGCGGGAAATCTGTTCATCGCCGACGCCGATCGCGGGCGGATCCTGAGGATTGACGCGCAAACATCGGCTGCCAGCGTGATGGCCAGCGGACTGAGCGCGCCCGGCGCGCTCGCGTTCGACCCGAGCGGCAACCTCTACGCCGCCGAGCAGGGGCTCAACCGCATCGTGGCCTTCGCGCAGGTGGGCACGTCCCAGGGCAGCATCTCGCTCTCGCCGGCCTCCGCCGCGTTTGGGAACCTCGCCAACGGCGGCACCAGCGCGACCCAGACATTCACGGTGAGCAACACCACCGCGTCCACTTCCGTGAGCGGATTAACCATCCCCAAGGCCACCACGCCCGCCGATTTCACTTTGGAAAGCACCAATTGCACGGCCACGCTGCCCGGGAGTTCCAGCTGCACGCTAAGCGTGGCATTCACGCCCACGGCCACCGGCGCGCGCTCCGCCACGTTCACGGTGACGGATGCGAACCCTTCCGATTCGGCGTCCACGGTGCTCAGCGGCACGGGCGACGATTACGAACTCGCGCTCGCGCCCGGCCAGCTCATGTCCGTCTCCGTGCTGGCCGGCAACGCCATCACCATGAGCCTGCAAGTGGTGCCCGATAACGTGTTCAGCGGCGTGGTGACGCTGGTCTGCCCGAGCAACCTGCCGACCAACACCACCTGCACGTTTTCCACGCCCACGGTGACCGTTTCGCCCGGCACGCCCGCGCCGTTTCAAGTGACGTTTCAGACCACCGGCCTGGTGAATCCGGTCAATACGCTGGCTCCGAGGTTTCCCAGCGATCCGCGGCGGTTCCCGCCGTTTCCGGCCGCCTTCGCGGCATTGCTGGTGGCGTTGTGCGCCGCATCTCTCGTGTCGCTTGCATGGATGATGAGGCGCCGCCGCTCGCCGCTGTGGATGCGGCGCGCGCTTCCGGTGCTGGCGATTCTTGCGGTTGCCCTGGCCGTCCTGGCCGGCTGCAAAAGAAGCGTCTCCGTGCCGGGCCAGACGCCAATCGGCGCGACGAACATGGTCATTAACGGCAATTCGCAGAATACCTCGCGGGGCGTCTCGATCACCCTGAACGTGGTCAGCCTGTAAGTCGCGTAAGTCCCCTACAGATAAATCACGCGGCGGCGATAGCTGTAGGGAATGCGCCGCCTTCCCTTCACCTGCTCCGGGCGCACGTAGCGCTCGATCAAATTTTCGGTGGCCATCTGCGCTGCGCCGAGCAGATCCTGGGCCAGCGCGCGCGCTCCCCGCGACCGGGCCGCCAGCGCCGCCGTCGCAAAGGCCAGCGGATCGGTGGCCGAGCGGATCTGCACCGGATCGGTGCCCAGGGTCAGCTGCGGAAGCACTTTCTCGTAGCGAATGCGCACGGTGATCGACTGCGTCGCGCCGATCAGGTTCACCTTGTCCTCGCGCCATTCCCACAGCCGCAGATAGCTCGAGGGCTGCAGGTTGAGCATGCCGCCGCCGCTCATGAACTTCTCCATGGGCACGAACACGTCGCTGGTGCTGGCCGTGGCCCGCTCCCACAGCATGTGCGGCACCAGGCAGTCGGTGGGAAGCTGAGGGCTGGAGACGTCGCTCAGCTCCGTGTTGGTCACGCCCGTGCCCGAGTTGACGTCCAGCTCGATGTCCTGCTGCTCGGTGAGCACGCTCACGCCGTTTTCCGCCAGCTCGCGCTGCAGCCCGCGGTACGCCGAATTGAGGAATGGCATCAGCAGCGTGTCGGTGAACACCACGCCCGCCGAATCGTTGACCAGCGCCCGCGCCAGGCTCAGCGCGTCTTCCGCTTGCGAATACGCCGTTGTGGGAACGACAGGCATGTGCATCCTCCGGGTATGGCTCGAAGATGTGGGCTCCGCGGGGCCGCGTGAGGTTCGGGTCGCGCCGCGATTTACTATTGCACAGCGGGAATTTCCTTCTGGAGAAACGGCACCTTGGCCGCGGCCCAGTCGATCATGCTATCCCCGGAAAGGCCGAACAGCCCGGCCGTGGCGTGGCCGGGCTCGAGCGTCAGATCCACCGGCAATCCCATTCCGCCCATGGCGTGGGTGGCCGCGCCGGGTTGCGCCAGCCAGTAAGAGAACGCCGCCGCGTTTACGAAGAAGCGAATCGCCAGCGCCAGCGCGTTGGTGCGCAGCCAGTCCAGGCGGCTCCTGGTGCCGGAGATTTTCGAGTCCGTCGACAGGCTGGCGCGCTTGAGCACATGCAGCCCGTGCCCCGCCGCGAACAGCGCCCACAGGTGCGCGTTTTCCGGTAGTTGCATGAAAGTTTCCTTGAATTTCTCGTGCGAGATGGGTCGTGCGAGACGAAAACGAGGCCGCGTCGCCGCCGGCGTCGCAGCGAACGTTTTGGCTTTACGGGTGCCCAGCCCTGCGCGTTTGAGGGCCGGAGTCTTCCGGCGCGAATCCGAGATGCCCGCGAACCCACCGGAGGCGAAAATCAAGTCAAAGACCCGATCCTTCCACACCACGGGTCGGGCACCCGGAAAAGCGTGCCGCTTGGATTAATTCACGCCTGCTGGATGGGGAGAATGCTACGTCTGGCTGCCGTCGAATAGCCGGCCGATGGTCTTTTCGATGTCTTCGATGCCGCTGCTTTTTACCACGTAGGCGTCGGCGCCCGCGTGCTTGGCCTCTTCCATCATTCGCGCCGATTCGTGCATGGAGAACATGACGATCTTGGTCCTGGGGGGAGCGTTTTCTGATTTCCCGCGCGGCCTCGAAGCCGTTCATAACGGGCATGGTAATGTCGAGCACCACCAGGTCGGGGTTCAGCTCGACCGCTTTTTCCACCGCCGCCAGGCCGTTTTCGGCCTCGCCGCATACTTCCCACTTCTCATTCCCATTCAACAGATTTTTGAGGCCGGTGCGTACCACCTCGAAATCGTCTGCCAGCAGTATTCTCATTCGGCGTCCACGTCCCGGCGGGTCTGACATCATCGTTGAGAATAAGAAGAGTTAGCCCCGCCGACCATAGGTAAGACCCTGTATTTTAGTTTGGTGAACCATCCGTTTGCCCGCCGTCGGTGCTATTCCGGTGGTAATGGGCTGCGGTTTCCTCTTCGAAATCCCAGGGTTCCACCCAGTGCTGGCGCGCATGCAGGCCCAGAAGGGGTCCCGCCCATCCGCACTTGCATCCGCAATCCATCGGATGGCCGTCGACCTTTTCCAGGTTTCGCTCGGCGCTCAATTGCACGCACGGAAGCGGCTTGGAGCATTGCGGGCACCGGAAAAGCAGCACGTGTGCGTATTGTGAGGCTGTTTTGTCCATTGAACCCTCCCTCAACCGCCGAACCTCGCTTACACGTTGAGAGTACTGAACCCTCCCCAAGCCGCCCATACCGAAAAGCGACAGTGGCTTTAGGAAATTGACTTTAGGAAAAAAACACTACTTTCCGATCAATTTTTCCTGTGTACCTAATGATTACCCTCCAGCGGTAAAAAATCGACCGCTGCTTGGGATCGGAAGCGCCAAACGAGTCACGATAGGAATCGGCTCGCTCCGCAACTTTAATTGGGAATAAACGTCATCGCGATCGACATGCGCTTGCTCGTTCCATCGGCTGTGCCGCCGATAGTCTCGATGAAGTCCCCTGCCGTGAGGGCGGCATTCGTGAGCGTCGAGCAGGTGACGCTGTTTCCCTCGATGGTAATCGCCGTGCCCCCGGAGTTGGCGCAGGCCACATGGTCGGTAATTCCGGTCACGGTGGCAGGAGTCAGCGTGGGGGTGATCGCGGTCGTCGATCCGTTGTGCCGGTAGCCCAACTGCATGGTCGAGGCGCCCGCGTCCACCAGCAGGATCACCTGCGACACCGTAGACGCGTTGTCGATGTAGCACAGCGAGCCCTGCGGCTGGATGTTCCCGGTGGTCAGCGCGCTTCCGCTCTGGTCGCCGCGGACGATGTTGCAGGCGCGCGTCTTGTTCGGCGTGGCCAGCGATGCCGAACCGATCGGGCTGGCGAAGGTCTGGGGCTGCACCCAGGTGTTCGGCTGGTTGAAGATCGAGGTGGTGGCGTTACCCACGGCCAGGCTGCCCCCGATCCAGTTTTTCACCGTGTCGGCGCTGGTCGTGGAGGTGTTGTAGGCCGCCACTCCCGGGGCGCCCGACGAAATGCTCGCGTCGCTGACGCTCAGGTCGACCGTGCCGTTGTGCAGCGCGATCAGGCTGGTTCCCACCACGTCGAGTTCGATCACGTCGTTCGCCGCGCACGATCCGCCCGAGGCAGTCGCGAGGGTGGTGCTAGCCCCGGCCACGCGCTTCTGCAGCACCCGCGAGGACGAAGCCGTGGAGCAGAAATACAGGTAGCCGGTATCGACGCCCGCCCCGGCCAGGCGCACCAGCACGCCGACCCCGTTGCCGTCCACGCTGGCGATGGTCGCGCGGGAAAACTGGTCCGCGTTGAACGTCTGTCCGATCCACGACTGCTCGCCATACTGCGCGTTCTGCGCGCCGGCCGCGTTGCCGGAGACCACCATCGCCGCGCTGAAGTTGGACGCCCAATTGGCCCCCAGCGACGAGGAATTGGCCCGCGCGAACGAATCCGCCGCAAACGGACTCAGCTGGAGAAATGCCCCGCAGGTCGCAGCTGCCAGGCAAGCCGGCGAGTAAGGCGGCGCCGCGGCGGCCGCAGGCGTCGAGCTGCCGTTGAAAATCGCGCCCGAGGGCGTGATGTGATGCTCCGCCACCATCTGATAGGTCACCGGGAAGGCCCCCGGAGCCACCGAAGTCGTGGTGACCGTAGTGCCGGTCGCGGTGGCCCCGGACACCAGGCTGGTCGATTGCGACGCGAAGTTGTATTGCCGCGCGTTGTTCACGAACACGCAGTAGCCCTGGATGGCGCTCACGCCTGCCGCGGCCGGCGTCCACGTGACAACGAATTCCGCCGTGGTGACGCCCGAGCCCACCGTCAGCGGCCCGTATATATTGGAAGGCGCGGACATGCTGCCCGCGCTCGCGCAGGAACTGCCAGTGGTCGAGACCACCCACAGGTAGTAGGTGCCGGTGCCGAACACGCCTCCCGTGTTAGTCACCGTCGCGGAAACGCCCGTCGGAGGATAATTGGCCGCGAATGCGATGTCGATATTCGGCGCGGTCGATTGCGAGATCTGCGCGTTCCATCCCGCCTGCGAACTGTTGCCGAACATCCAGCCATTGGCCGCATCGATCCCATAGGACGCGAACGCGCTTCCCGACTGGATGAATCGCGCGGCAGGCCCGTAGCCGTTGATGTTGAACGCCGAAAGCGGCGAGGTGGCCAGGCGGCCGTAATTGGTCACGTCGCCGGTGAAGTCGAAGCCGCCCGCGCTCTGCGTCATGCCGCTTCCCATGGGATTGCCCGACGAATTCCACACCTGGCTCGAGCATCCCGCGTCGCAGCCGGTCACGAAGTAATGATCGAGCGTTCCGGCGGTCATCTTGATAGCCGGCGCATTGACGCCGCCCGCGCCGGACGAGGAATTATTGATGTAGACGCCGCTCAGGCCGCTGCCGGCAACATTGAAGTTGATCAGTGCGGAGGCGCCCGCGGAGTTGTCCGACTGCGCCACGTGATCGAGCGTGATCGGACCCATGGGCGGCATGGTGTAAGCGCCGGGATCGGTGATCTGAATCAAGTCGCCGCTGGCGCTCTCCTGCGTGATGTTGCGGAACACCCAGTTGCCGCTTGAGGCCCCGCCGGTTCCCTGCTGCACGTAGGAGATCGGGCCGCCGGCCAGCAGCGTGCTGTTCATGTACAGATCGCCTACGCCGGCATAGCACCCCGAGCAGGGCGATCCGGTCATCAGCAGCGTGGGGATCGCGGTATTGCTCGTGGTGAGGCCGCCGTAGTCGAAGTAGGTCCAGAAGGTGTCCTGAATATGGAGCGCCGAGCCGTTGGTGCCGCCGCCTCCGGCGGTGAGGTAGGTGTTGAGAAAGCGCACCACGTTCCCGGTATCTTCCACCGCGATGTTGCAGCCGTTGATCACCAGATTCTCGAAGGTGGTGTTGCCGTTGGGGTAGTACACGCCGAAGAGCGGTTTCGCGTTGGGGCTGGGCCCGCAGTGCGCCTGGATCGTGACGGTGGGAGGCTCGATGAACGGCGTGCCGGGATGCTGGCCGCTGTTGCCGCCCAAATAGTGAACGCCTTCGCAGGTGTTCAGGAACGGGATGGCATTGGCATTCACCGACTGGTACTGCGAGACCACGTACACGCCGGGCGGAAACAGCAGCGTGCCGCCGTTGGCATTGGTGGGGGCCGCACAATAATTGGTCAGCGCGGCCTGAATGGCGAGTGTGTCGTCGTCCTGCACGTTCGCGCCGCTCACCGTGGTGCCGGCGTTGCGGTCCAGCGTGAACACGTTGCCGCTGATGGCGGCGATCTTGGCGAGCAGGACGTCTCCCGACGCGCCCGCGCCATCCACGTGCAGGCCCATGCCCACCGCCCAGGTTCCGGCGCCCGGCGTGATCGTCAGGTGATTGGAGCCGGCGCTGATCGAGCCGGTGGCCTGCTCCGCGCCGCCGTCGGCGATGGCCCCGTACTGCGGCGAAGTCACGTCGGCGTAGGGCCGCGGGCCGGCGACGGTGGAGCTTCCGGTCACGTTGAGCGAGGTGGGCGAGAGCGATCCGGGATTGAAGCCCGCGGCAGTCAGCGTCCCGCTGACCGTCGCATTTCCCGCGACGCTCAGGTTTCCGCCCAGGGTCAAGCCGAAGGCGGAAATATTATTTCCGGCGCTCGAAGATGACACGTCGGGCGGCAAAATCACGTCCGCCTGCGTGATCGTTCCGCTGATCTGCGGACTGGAAATTTGAAGCTGGTACCGTCCGGCGGGCGCATAGAAGTGATAATTGCCGATGCCGTCGGTCTGCAGCGGATTGGGGGCCGTCACCGAAAGCGTGGCGTCGGTGTAAATCGTAGCCAGCGGCGTGCACGGCGTGCCCGTAGCCGTTGGCTGGCACACGCGCACCGTGGCGCCCGACACAGGATGTCCTGCGGGGCCAAAGACAATATCGTCCTTGCGCGATCCCTGCGCGTAAAGCCCCGGAGCCGCCGCCAGCAGCGCGAGCGCCGCCAGCGCCGTTAGCGAAACGGCGCGGGTTGCAAGGGATCTGGCGCGTACGGTTGTCCGCGCCGGTGCGAAAGCCGCGGTCCCTTCCTGGGTTCGAGTGATCGTCCGACGCATCGCCTGTATGTTCATCGCGCTTCCCTTCCGCCGAAAATTCGCCGGGTTTTCCGAGTAGCGCCGGCGCCTCGCCGGCTCTTCAACGCATCGCACTGAAGTCTTCCACGTTTTCTTCATCGCGCAGAAAGACAAAAGCAGATCCCTCACTGCGTTCGGGATGACATTGTTGCGGGATTAGCGCCGAGTGCCCGGCCCTTCGCAGTGTAGGGGTCGGGTCTTGGCGCGGCCAACCTGAGATTCCAGAAGTCCGCCTCTGAACCAAAATTCGAAAATCTGCCGCGCAAACCACACGGCATACACGAATCCCACTCCGATTCTTAGAGGGTCGGCGCTTCACTCCAACGCCCTCAAAAGCGCGGCGTGGTGCAACAGGTTTCTTCATCGCGCAGAAAGACAAAAGCAGATCCCTCACTGCGTTCGGGATAACATTGTTGCGGGATTAGCGCCAAACCAGTTTTCCGCCGCCGAAGAGTATGTGTCGTAACTGGCAAAGTATTCCACCAGCGGCTAGCTGCAGTGATCCCGCGCTGGTTGCGCAATAGCTTCACAGGTTGCCTAAAAACCTCGGTTTTTAGGGGGTCGGGGCTTCAGCTCCGACAAAACGCCGGCGCGAAGCGCCCTCCACTCGCGGTGCCTTTTCCGCGAGCTGTTCGACTTGCTGCTGGCTGCATTCACTTCTTGCGCTCAGCCGGTTTCACCGCAGCGCTCTCCGCCTGGCCCTCGGGCACGGGCGCTTGCGCGGGGATCTCCCGCGCCGCCTGGCCGAGTCCATGCTTCGCCGCTTTGTGCGCATCCAGAATGGCATGGCAATGCTTGCACACCGCGACTCCGGACTTCACCTTCTCGCCGCACGCCGGGCACTCGCCCATCTTCATCGGCACGTAGGCCCACTCGCGCTCGACGCCGAGCGCGATCGCCGCGCGCCGGTGCAGGTCCGAAATTTCGCGATAGGAATGGCCGCGCGCCCACATCGTGTCGCCCTCGCCGATCAGCCGGTGGTAATACGCATCGCGCCGGGCCGCCGCGGACGCTAGTTCCTCCGCCGAAGGCCGCGCCCCCGCGCACACAAAGACGCCGTGGTCGTGCAGGTCCTGCAGCAGGTCGTCGGCGATTTCCCGCGCCGTAATCGTGAAGGGAAACCGCCGGTTATCCCCCAGGTCGATCACATCTCCGCGCGAAGTGAGCAGCAGCAGCGCGTAGGCCTCGCCCTTGGCGCACGCGGGGATGTGGTAGACCCCGTGCGTGCGCGACACATACCAGTCCTGGTCCGAAATCGATGCGATCGCCACGGTCGCGGCGGTGTCGCCCTTGGGCTGCGTGTCCACGATCACCTCGCGCCGCCCGCCCGCGTATCCCGGCGCCGCGCGCGGGGTTCCCTGCTCTGCCATCGACATCATCGTATCCCTCAAGTGATTTTCCTTTCATGTAAGGCCGCACGGTGGCCGCTGCTTTTGCGCGTCTCGACCTATTCGTATCTAAGAATCGGATTTCGGTGCTTTGTTTTTACTGTGAGGAAGTTTGCTCAGAAAAGCCCGTCCTTCAAACCAGACGATCGCGAACCCAGAAAAGCAACAGCAAACCTGCGTCACGGCCGTGTTTTTTCGGGTGCCCCACCCTTCGTTCTTAAGGGTGGGTCTTTCTTTGATTGTGACTTTGTCGTTGCTTCTCGTTGTTATCCCGAGCGAGCGAAGCGACGAGGGACCCCTCTTTGTTTCAGTTTTTGTCTTTGCCTTTAACGCCCCGCGCTAACCCGCCGCGACAAACGCCTGCCCATGAAACGCCGGCACCGCATCGTCCAGCAAGTCATCCGCGCCGCGATCCCAGGCGCGTTCCCGCCGCGCCTCGCGCGCCGCAATCGCCGCGCGACCGTCGCGCCGAGGCTGGCGCCTGGCCCACTCCACCGCCCGCACAACCCAGTCGCATGCGGCGGGGCCGAGTGGCATAAACTCCCCGCACGGCCCCGCGAGCGTAAAGCAGTGTTCATACTCCCCGCGCGACGGATAAGGCCCCAGCGCCGGTATGCGAATCCCGTCCTCGATCTCCACCGTGCGCGCCAACCACTCCTCGGGCGAACCGTAGGCCTCCGGCGGCATCCAGCGCTCGAGGTGCCAGCGCTCGACCGGAATATACTTCGGCTCGCGGCGCAGCTCGATCGCCTCGCGAGTCACATTGCCGTGCGCGTCGCGGTCAACCCATCGCCCGCCGATCCACGCCAGGCGCGACCCTCCCCACACCACGCGGAAGTTCGGCTCGCCAAAGCGATTCGTTCCACCGGCGCGGGCGATCCGCTCGCAGATCGCCGCCGGCGCCTCATGCGTCTCTCGTGTCACTCGAATCATCGGATTGCATCGTTGCCAAGCCCGGTACAAACGTACCTATCCAGCTACGGACATTTGTTTCCTTGTAGGATTTGGCGGCCTTTGGCATAAGAGCCGCCGGTCAGGTGTGTTTCGGAGAGTGCTGCCAGTGAGGGTACTGGACACGTCTGACAAGCGTTGGGGGCTGGGAACAGCCTCGGAGTTCGAGTCTCCCGCTCTCCGTTCGTGCTCCCAATGCGACTTGAAAACGTGGCCGGAAGCGCTATAATGAGGTTGCTTGTCAGGCGTGTCCAGTGCACGTTCCGAATTTCAGGGGCGACCATAACGGTCGCCCCTTTTGTTTTATTGTATTTGCGCTCCCAGCTGCTCGCCGCTTAGTACCCCGTCGGGATCGCCAGGTTGCTGATGTACGCCCCGCTGCGCGGCGAATCGTTCCACACCTGAAAACCCGTGACGAAGTAAAAGATGTACGCGCTGGCCAGCCCGCCGCTGGCCCCGTAGATCGGGAACACGGTTTGCCCGCCGACATCGTAGAAGTCGATGTCCTGCATCACCGCGCGGCCCCAGTGCGAAAGGTCCAGAAAATCCACCCGCGACGCGTTCGCATTGATGCTGGCCTTGATCGGCACGCCGGCCATGGTCTTCTCGCCGGTAAAGAGCAGGTCGAGATCGCTGGCACGCCCGCCCGCTCCCTCCTTGATGATCTGCGAGATGGTCACGCCTAGTTGCTCCCACTGGTGCTCCTGCTCGAGAGAGGTGTAGGCCACCAGCTTGTTCACCTGGTTGGTGCCCAATGCCTTGCGTACCTTGTTGATCGCCAGCCGCACCGCGCCGGGTGTGAGCGCCGAGTTGCTCGCGTTCACGTTGGGCGTGGCGAGCTCCACCGGGTAGGTCGAGCGGTTGAGGTTGAGCCACGTGCCGGTGGTCGCGTTGGTCTGGTGATACAAAATGCCGAAGAGCGACACCGGCGAAGCGCCGGTGAGCCCGTCATGCACGATCAGGTCGTTCACGCTGGTGCCGCTGGGCAGGCTGTCCACCTGGATGAGCGAGTTGAACGGGTCGACCAGCAGGATGTTGGCCGAGCCGCGATTGGTGGTAAGCGTCGGGTCGTACACCTGGACGGTCTGGTTGTAATAGAAAAGCTGCGCGCCGGGCGGCTTGGCCATCCCGAACTGCGCGGCCACGCCGCTCGGCAACCCGCTGGTGGTGATCGAGCTGACCGTGCCCAGCACGCCGTTGCCGTTGGTCTGCATCACCTTGTCGAGGAATGAGCGGAACTGCGCCATAGCGTTTTTCACTTCGCGCTTGGCCGCGTTTTCGATGGCCTTCTCCGGCGCATTCGAGGCGTATTCGACCAGCTTGGTGATTTCCACCGCGTGCCGGAAGAATACCGGCGTCACCTGCGCCACGTCGTAGACGGTCCCCGAGCCGCGCCCGAGGTCGCCGCCGTCCATGTTCGCAAGGCCGGCTTTGCCTCCCGGACGAATCTGCAGCGGAAGCCGCATGTTCCGCGAGCTGACGCGTTCCACGTCGCCGCGCTGCTGGATCATCGTCAGCAGGATGTCATTCCGCTCATAGAGCAGCGGAAGCTTGTCCCGGACTTTTTCCAGTTGCAGCGCAACCGATTGTGAATTTTGCATTTGTGCCATGTGAGATGTTTCCCCTTTGGAATGGATTTCGTGTCACCGCGCGGTCGCGCGGCCAGTCAGGTGCGGGGGTGTCCTTCACGGACGGGTAGAACGGTCGATAAATCTTGGGCTAGCGGGAGAAAAACTAAACGCGGTAGATTCTTTCCAGGTCAAACACCGGGGGCGTTGATGATGGGTCGAAGGTGAACCTGAACTGCTCCAGAAAACCGCGCCGCCCTAACAGTCCTGCGATTGGCAAGTCTTCGCAAAAAGCCGCCTTCAGCGTGACGATGCCGCCGCACACAAACAAGCCCACGCTATGGATGTAGACGGTTGTGGCTTTCCGGACACTCCAACGGTTCTCTCTTCCCTTCCGGTTTCAATATCGAATCCCAGCGATCTGCCAATCTGGGAATGAAAAATGCAACGCGACGCGCCCGAGTCAATTAAGGCCTCGAACCTTTTCGAAGGCGGGGAATGCCTCTTTGGATTTGAAAGCTGGACCGGCAAAACACAGCACCAATCCGCTTCTCCATCTCGGGTCGGATAGTCCTTGCAGGTATAGCGCAATCGCAGTTACACCGAAAGGGGAAGCCACTCCCCGGGGGTCTTAATGATCAGCGGATCCGAGACGCCGGCGCTCTCACTTTTCCTAACGGCTTCCTCATATGTCGATCCGATAGCAATGACCTGATTCTCATCCTCGGTAAGGGCAATCCATGAATTGACGGGCAGCTCGGAAAGTGGAACAGAACGCGGAGAAGAAGGCCGGATAGTGGACATTCAAATCCCCTCTCGCACTTTGAGACTGTAGGCTAGCCTACCGCTCCTCTGGTGGTCAATAGACCATCGTCGCGCTACAGATTCAAAATGTCGGCGTCCGACAGGCGCGCATAATCGATATCGCGCGGCCCCATGGACCGCCGGCCTTCGCCGCCGCCGCTCGATCCCGCGATATCCACGCGCCGCTCCGCCGCTCGCTGCCGCGCCAGGCGGTCCTGGTTGGCGGCTACAATCGTCGACGTCCATTCGTTCATCACGCGCTTGGCCACGCCCGGCAGCGCCTGCCGCGCCCGCCCGGTAATCAGCGAGACGATCGCGCGCTGGTGGTTTGCGTCGAGCGCGCCCGAGCGGAACGCGTCCCGCACCTGCTGCGCCAGTTGCCGGTTCGCGCTCAGCGTGGCATCGAGCTCGCGGTAGATTTCCCCGGCCACACGGGTCCGCGAGTTTTTCGACGCGCCTTCCGGCAGCAGCCGCTCCACCTGCTTCTCGATCGCGTCCAGCACTCCCTGCACCGCCGCGGCGTTGGCCGCTTGAAAGAATTCCGCCTGCGCCGGCGACGCGAACCCGGCGGCATTTGCTGCGCTTGCTTCCTGCGGACCTCGCGCCGCGGTAGCCGCGGCGGTGGTTTGCGTGCGCTGTGCGGCACGCTGCTTCCCCGCTTGCGCGGCCATCGCCTGGGCCAGCGAAGCGAACACCCCCGGATCCAATTCCGCAATCGAGCGCGCCAGCTCCGCGTGATCCTCCGGCCGCCGCGAATAGAACAGCGCGTCCATGCGATTCAGGTCTGCCAGCAAAGCCGTGGCGTTGCGCGCTTCTTGCGGCGTCGCGAACGCCTCGCGATACTCCTTCGCGTCATCCCATGCCTGGCGCAACTCGGGATTCGCCTCCAACGCCGCCCGCAGCGCTTCGGGATCGCCCTGGGCTCCCGTCTGCTCGGTATCCTCCGCGTCACCTTGCCGATTCCTGCCGTCCGGCTCGGCGGCGGTCGCATCGCTTGACTCAAAATCGCGCTCGGCCTGGGCATCCCGCTCACCGGCAGCCGTGCGGTCCAACCCCGGCTCAGTCACCAATCCAAGGATCTCGTCGTCGGTGGCATTACGCGTAGCAGTGCGCGCACCGCCACGTTGCGCTTCGCTTTCCTTCCGCACGATGGTGGCATCGACCACCGGACTTGCTGTGCCTGGCATAAGCAATCTCCCAATTTGTTTGGTTCGTAGTTACGTTTTCGTGGGTTCTTTTCAGCGCGTCGAGTTTCACTTTCGTACAGGCGAATACACCTGTACCGAAACGGTACGCACGTACTATTTGCTGCGTGTTCGCCCGATGCCACTCTACTCCTGCAGCGGCGACTCGGCCCCCAGCCGGCAAATCGCACCAGGCACCGCGCAGGTTTCCAAGGGGATTCGATGGCGACAAGCACCACTATCCCGGCAGCTCCTAACGCAAACGCGCCTGCACAAGCTGACAAGTCTTCGCAAAGCGGCATCGACCGCCGACGGCGCCGGCGCGCCAAGATCTCCGCGCAGGTACACGTCCGCGCGGTGAACGCGCCCGAGCCGTTTGAAGAAGTCTGTATGAGCGTGGATGTGTCCCGCGACGGCCTGCTGTTCACGTCGAAATTCTCGGGCTACTTCAAGGGACAGATCCTGGAAGTCACCTTCCCCTACTCGAATATGGCCGGCGCGATGAACCAGGGCCAGCCGGCCGAGGTAGTTCGCACCGTTCCGCAACCTGCGGGGAAATTCGGCGTGGCGGTGCAGTTTGTGTCCGCGAAAGCGGACGCCAAGGGCGAGCGGAAAACGGCCTCCTCGAAGGGCTCTCCGTCTGCCGCCCAGAGCGCCGCAGCCTCCGCCGCCGCGCAGTCGGTGGTGCTCGCGATCGAGCCCGACCCGCGGAGCGCCGAAGCCATGCGCAACATGCTCGAACAGGACGGCTACACCGTGATCGCCGTTCCCTCCGCGCAGGCCGCGCTGGAAATTCTGCGCACCACCGTTCCGTCGGTGTTTATCGCGGAAGTGGAAGCCGAGGATATGTCCGGCCAGGACCTTTGCGTGATCATCAAGCAGAACGAGCGCCTGGCGAAGGTGCCGGTGATCCTGATGACTCGCGCGGCCAAGACTGCCGACTACGCCACCAGCCATGAACTGGGCGCGGTGGTCTGCATGGCCAAGCCGTTCAAGCCCGAGCGCCTGCAGCAGGTCGTACGCCTGGTAGCGCCGCCGCCGGCGCTGCGCACCGCGTATGGCTCGCGGGCCGGCGATCCGGTAGACCGCTCGCTGGCGTAGTTTCCAAGCGGCGCCGGCACTCCTGCCGGCGTGCTTCGAGCCAGCGGCGAAGTGGCGGTCCCGTGCAAGCCGGGATCGGTTCGATTTCCCCCGCCCGCCGACCGAGGGTTTGGGTGTTTGCGCCCAGTAAGACACCTAAACCCTGGGAACGCCAATCTCCCGATTGGCGAGTTTTGGCCGGCTACGACGCCCGCTGCGCTGCCATCCGCTGCTGCTTCTGCAAATACTCGCGGTGAAACATCGCGTGCGCCCGCACGTTGGCATACCCCGCCGGCGCGTCGATCTTCGCCACCTGCCCCGCGTCTGAGGAAAACCACCGCATGCAGGTCTCCAGCTCGACCGCGTGATTGTCCGCAAACTCATCCGGCACCACGCTCGGCAGGATCAGTTCGACGCCGCTGGCCTCCTCGCGGTGCACCACCGGCGCCTCGCCCACCCATCTGCGCGATCTCGCGATACTGTTTGGTGCGCGATTCCTCGTCCGGAACCACCAACTCCTCCAGCCCGATCAGCCGCTTGATCAGCGCCATGTTCTCCGGATGCGCCAGCACCGCCTGCAACTGCGGGTCGGGATTGGCCAGCAGCTGCAGGAGCACGGCGCGCTGCTGCGACCACAGCGTGGGATACTGCTCGTCGGTCTCCGGGTAGCTGAACAGGTTGCCTTTGAGGTCCGCCAGGCGGATCCACTTCGATTCGAACGCCGCGCCCGCGCCCAGCAGCGTCACTTCCACATCGTTGGGACGGTTTCGCCGGAAACAGTCCACCGCTAGCAGCATGATGTCCGCGTGGAAGAATTTCATGCGCCGCCACACCAGCCCGATGCGGCCCATGGCCTGGTCGCGCGCCATCGAGTAGCCCGCGGCGGTATCGTTATTCGCCATCGACCCGCCAAACAGCGCCGGGAAAGCCCCGGTAAGAAATTGCGCCACCGGGCCCATCAGGCTCGCGGCGTGCTGCGCCAGGTCGGGAGGCACCTGCGCCGCCTCGGGCTGAAAGAATCCCGCCGCAAGCGACTGCCCGGGCTTGGCCCGCGCCGGGTAGTGCGCCCCCGGCTCGGCCGTCTGATTCTGCAGCGAGTCGAAATCGAGCACCTCGCTGTCGGCATAGATCGGCGGAATCCCGTACTCGTAGGTCTCGATCTGCAAATTCGACAGCGTGTTGAAGCGCTCCTGCACGCTGATCAGCGAATCGCCCAGCGCGGGGCGCCCGCTCGATCCATCGCCCGGCAGCGCGTGCAGCACGCGCCAGTGGTCGTCCATGTTCTCGTTGCGCGATTCACAGTACGCGTCGCCCGCCAGCGCCACGTACGCGCCGTTGGGGAAAAGCTGCAGCAGTTCGTCGCGCAGCGCCTGGTCGTCCAGCGCGAAGAACGCCCAGGGGCGCAGCCAGGTCCGCTGAAACGTGATCAGGTTGATGTTGAAGTCGCCGCCCTCGGTGAGCGGTCCTCCCTGCGACTGCGCGAGCCGCGCCAGCCGTTCGTACTCCTGGCTGCCGGTGGCCACCGGCGGCCCGATCTTCGCCGCCGCGTGCGGATAGGCCGCGCGCAGCCGTGCCTGGTGCACCTCCATGTTCCATTGCACGTAGGGATACTCATGCATCTCGTTGGCCCACGGCGGCGTCTTCAATTCCAGGCCGCCCACGATGGTGATTACCTCCTGCCCGTTGGGGACGCGCAAGCGCGTTTGCGCCGCCGGCACGGTAATCACCTCTTCGGCCACAAAGTCCTCCTCGGTAAGCAGCGCCCCGCAGTGCGCGCAGAGCGCCGCCCGCTCCAGCATCTGCTCTTCGTTGCCATCCGCGGCAGCGCCCACGGTGTGTTGCCGTTGCCTTTGTCTTTCGCTGTCATTCTCGGCGGAGCGAAGAATCCCTCTTCCAGCATGGCCGTCAGCCGTACCGTCGCCATTTGCACTTTGTCCTTGGCTCTGCTCTTCGGTGTTGTCGTTACTCTCGCCGCTAGCCACGAGTCCCTCGCCACGGCCTCCCGTCTCCTCCCCGCACTCCGGGCAAACGTAGCAATCGCCTCCCACGCGCACTTCTCGCGCGCCAATCTCGGTTTCCGGATGGAACCCGAACCTCTGCCCATCCACCACAAACCGCACGTACGCCCCAACCTTCCCGTCGGTCCACAGGTTGAAGGCCTCATCGACAATCAAGTTCCCCACCCGGTTGTTCCGCTCGACCAGCCCCGACACCTCAGTGGCCGCCTTGGCCGCCGCCACATCCTCCTCGGCCTGCGCCGACGACGGAAAGAAGCGCACGCGCGGCACATCCTGCGAGAGCACGGCGATCAGCGACAGCCCGAACGCCTGGTAAATGTTGGTCACAAACTCGTAGCGCGGCAGGTCTTCCACCGACGAGTTGTCCACCAGTTTCTGCTCAAACGGCAGATGCCAGTTCTGGTCGCGCTCGTCCCACCACAGGTATTGCAACCCGCGCCAGAACTGGTGCGCCTGCTTGATCCGGCGTATCTCCTGGCGACGCGAGACCTCCGACTCGGTGCCAAACTCGAGCACCAGCCGCCGCAGCGCTTCCTGCAGACGCTCCGGCAACTGTTCATTGTTCATCCCGTAAGGCGATCGCGCTCCGCTCGCCGCGGGTCCTGTCGCGTCGGCGCGCTTTTGCTTTTCATTGGCATCCCGGGCGGAGCGAAGGCCCTCTCTGCCAGCCCCGCTTCCCGGAAGACGCCCGCGTTTGCCGGACGCGGGTCCAGCCTGCGCTGCCGCCGGCCCCTCCACCGGCACAACCGCCGGGTCAGCCTTCGCAAATTTCGTATCGTTGGCCATTCGTTTTCTCGCTAGTGAATGTTGGTAAGTCTCTCCACGCCCAAACTGCGTCAAACCGCATTCATCTCACGCTGCGCGCCAAGCGAACCCCAGCGCACCAGAGCGCATCAAGCCCCACTCATGTCATTCCTTGCGCCAAGCGCACCAAGGCGCACCAAGCCCCACTCATGTCGTGGGCCAGCGCACCTACCCGACTCATGTCATCCCGAGCGCAGCGAGGGATCTGCTTCTTCTTTTCCGCGCAATCTGCACAGCCTACGCAGCAGGTTTTTATTGGAAAAACAGCGGGGAGGAACTACTCCGCCGTAAACGAGGTCTGCCCCAGCGCAATCGCCGTCGCCAGCCGCGAACCCCGCACGTCGGTAGGCAATTCAAACGTGCATCCTACGAAGCGAACATTCTCCAGATCGAGCGGCCCCTTGTCGTACCGCAGCCGCGTGCCTATAAACGTCACATTGGACCAGTGGATGGCATCGAGCGTTTGCGACGCTCCCGCAAGGGTCAGGTTTTCCACCCGCACCGTGTCGTCCGCCGAACGACGCGCCGGCAGCGTCAGTATCTCCGCGCTAGCGGGCATCCGCGTAGCGTCCAGATAATTGCCGCCGAGCAGCGCGGGATCAAGGGTGGCATTGGCGGCGACCTCGCGGGTCTCGGTGATCGGCACGCGCCCGTTCACCTTCGCCCGCGCCGCCGCGCCGCCGCCATCGGACCGCACCGCGGGAATCATGTCCGGGTCGTGCGGGGCGTCCGAGGAAACGGCTGACCCGTTGGCGGCCGGCATGGCGGAATTCTGCGCAGCGCGCAGCGTGGCCAGCTCGATTCGAGCCTCCGTCACATGCCTGAAAAGCCGGTCATTGTCGGGACGCTGGTTCCACACGCGATCCATCCCGGTAATCGCCATCTGAAAAAATTCCGGGTCCGAGCGCTGCGACTTCAACCTCGCCGACGCCAGCAGCGACGCCGCCCGGTCCACCGAGATCTCCGCCTGCGTAAGCTCGCTCACGCCCACCTGTTCCGCCGACCGGTCGAGCGAGTCCAGCACTTCCTGCTGCCAGGGCGCCAGCACCTCGCCGCGAATCATGTTGAGGGCCGCCTCGCTGACCGAACTCCCGTTGGCCACCGATTGATGCAGATGATCCTCGACCTGCCACACCAGAATCCCCGTCGCGATCACTCCAACGGACACCCCGCCAAACCACGCCCAGGCCCGCGCCACCGCATTGCTCTTCTTGCGGCGACGCCAGCGGTGCGTGCGCGAACTGGGTGTCCAGTCGGTCCAGGCTTGCAAGGCTGGGGATCCTCGCGCCCATTCTAGATCAAATAGCGCCTGTTTTGGCCCGCTTTGCCGTTCCCTGTGCCCCACTAAGCCCCTGGCGGCCTGAATCTGCCGGGCGGTTACAATGCCCACTTTCGAGGTACAGCTTGCTCGGCTTCTCCCGACCCGCCGCCTGCGGAACTTACGGTATGGCGCGCGCGTGCACGTCCCGGCAAAGTATTTCTGGAATCGTCTTTTTTTGGCTGACGATAAGCGGATCGGCACGCTGCTTGGTGCCTCGGGAGGAAGTAATGAAGCTGCACAAGATCGGACGCGCGCTCTTTGGCGGTTATTTTATCTATGCCGGCATCAACCACCTGATCCACGAGAAGGAGCTAGCCGGGTACGCCAAAGCCAAAAGCATTCCCGCGCCCGACGCCGCCGTCATCGCTACAGGAATCGTGCTTATCGCCGGCGGCGCCAGCCTCGCTATGGGTGTGAAGCCGAAATTTGGCGCGGCGCAAATCATCGGCTTCCTGGCTGCGGTCACGCCCACCATGCACAATTTCTGGAACGACAAAAATCCCGGCGAGCGCCAGAACAACATGATCCACTTCAGCAAGAACATCGCTCTTCTTAGCAGCGCCCTGGCCCTGGCCGGAGCCGAGCCCCCGAAGCGCGAATTAGCCGGAGCCCACGCCGCCGACTAGCGCCGCGCGACTATGGCTCTTTCGTTCCGGCGCCGGGTAAATTGCCCGACCGCTCCTTTTTCCGCACCGACGCAAACTCCAGCGCCCGATTGATCTGCTGCCACGATCGTTTCCGCATCGGCGCAGCCACCTGCACGTTGCCCCGGTGTAGCGCCGGCGTCTTGCCGGCTCGGCTGCCCTTCGCGGTCACGTGCGAGCCAACCGCCGACGGTCCGCTCATGCTCATTTCACTTGCGGCGTCCCCATCGCATGGCACATCGCCAGCCGGCAGCACAAAAGCATCCTCGGGCGCGCTCTCGACGGTGATCGGCGGGACGCCGGCGATTCCCAATATCGAATTCAGCAGCGCGCGATTTTCCGCGCGCAGCCGAACCACCTCGCATTCAAGCGACCGCGTATAACGCGTCGCCGTCACCCGCCGCCAAATATGCATGATCCGCAAAATATCTCCTCCGCCCCCTGGGAGCGCCAATCTCCCGATTGGCGCCTTTTCCGAGCCTTCCGCCACAGGAGCGCAAATCGCTAGAGCGAGCCCAAGTTGCCTCGTTCCTCCGGGGTGACACAGCAGTGAGCCCCGTGACAGGCGCTGCGTGGCGCAGGCGGCGCATCCCCTGCAAAAACCCGCCAATCGGGAGATTGGCGATCCCAGGCGCGCGACCTCACGGCCGCCTGCGCCGCACAAACCAAACCGGCCGCGCGCGCCGCATCTCCTTATATCTCCTCCGCCTCCGACGTGCCCCCTGGGAGCGCCAATCTCCCGATTGGCGCCTTTTCCGAGCCTTCCACCAGCACACCGCAAATGGTTAGAGCGAGCCCAAGTTGCTTCGTTCGTCCGGGGTGACACAGCAGTGAGCCCAGTGACAGGCTGCGTGGCGCAGGCGGCGCGTCCCGTACACAAACCCGCCAATCGGGAGATTGGCGATCCCAGGCGGGCGACCTCACGGCCGCCTGCGCCGCACAAACGACACCGGCTGCGCGCGCCGCGTCTCCTCGATCTGCGCCTTGCGCGCCTGGATCGCGCGAATCGTCGGGTCGGCCGACACTGCGCGCGCCGCCAGCCGCTCGTCGAGCGGCATGCGCCCCTGCCGGCCGCGCCCCACGCCATAGCGCGACTTCAGCCCATACCGCGCGGCGTCCGCCGCGTCGTCGCCATCCATCTTCTCGATGTCTTCGATGCGCACCGGATCGCGCACCAGGCTCGGCAGCGAGCGAATCAGCTCAATACAATTCTCGGTCAGCAGCCACTCCCCGGCGTCCAGCATTTGATACATCAGCATCCATCCGCCCACGCGGTCATCATCGGCCGGTACGGGACGCGGCAGCCCCGCCGCCGCGAAAATATCCCCCATCTGCTCGGCAATGGAAGCGTCATCGGTGCGCCGCGCAAACGCATCGGGCGAGAGATAAATCGCGTCGATCTTTTCCCTCTCCGTCTCCCGCTCGCCGGAGCCGCGATGGTCGCCCCAGCCGCCGCCGGCCATGCCGCGCTCCGCGCCAAAAGCCGCATCGCCTCCGCCGCTGGTCACCGACCGCGCTAAGATCTCCCGCGCCAACTCCCGCGGCGGCGTGCGATGGGTCACGTACTCGCGATACGTCACCACCCCTTTGTGCAGCGCACTGGACAGCGAGGCGCCCTCTCTTCCAGCGTAGCGCTCATGGCCGCTGTCAGACGCGCCGTCCGCCGCTTCCCACTGGCCCTGCGCGTGCCAGTACACCGCCGCCGGATGCTCGAATCCCCAGTCCACCGAAATCCACCGCGGCCACCACGGCTTCCAGTCGATTTCCTCCGCCCGCGCCACGTGCCGCGAACAATCGAAGCGGTCGAAGTACTGCCCGGCGAACACATCCCAGTCGCCGTCCAGAAACGCCCGCTTCAGGTGCGAAGGCAGCGCGCGCAGGGTCTTCAGATAATTCTGATCGCCCGAATAAATCGGGTTGTCCACCACGCGCGCGGGAATAAAGTCGTAGTCGGCGGCGTCATATTCCTCCGGATGCTCCATTCCCGGCGCGGGCTGGCGATCGATCCACAGCGCCTTCACCCACGCGTGCCCGATGTTTCCGGGATTGCTCGCGCCCGCCATGCAGGGAAAGGCCCCCGCCACGGGACACCGGTTGCGGCTGGTGAGAAACTGCCACTGCCGCAGCGTGAACAGGGTCAGCTCGTCAATCCCGATGAAAAGAAACTCCGCGCCCTGGTACTGGTAGACGTCGCTCTCGCGCGCGCAATACCCGAAGCGCGTGGTCGAGCCGTTGCGCCAGGTGACCACGTGCTTCGATTCCTGAAAATTGTCATACAGCTCGCGCGGCACGTCGCGCTTGAAGTAGAGCAGCAGCGATTGCTCGAGCTCGGGAAACGTGCGCCGCAGCAGCAGCGTGTTCGCGCCGGGATGCTCGTGGGCCTGCAGGATCGCCTCCATCAGCAGCGCCTTGGACTTCCCCGGCCCGGCCGCCCCGCCAAACAGCCGGTACTTCGCCGCCGATCCGTGAAACAGGCGCTGCTTGGGAAACGGTTCGTACCCCAGCGAAAGCGTCACGCGGGCCGCGGAGTCCTCGTCCGCCATCCACCGCTCCATCCCCGATGTAACCCGCGCCGCCATGGTGTGCCCCGCCCGCCCGTCTCGTCTCGCCGCGTCTCGCCTCGCCGTGCCGCAAGTCTCCGCTCCCGTCACACGGGTCATCTTTGAGCCCATGCTCGAAGAAGCAGGCACGCTGCAAATCTCCGCCCCCCCAACCCGTGTCATCCTGAGCCCATGGGCGCAAAAGCGCGGATGGGTGAGGGACCTGCTTTTGCTGGCCTGACCGCGCGCCTACACCGCCTGGATCTTCCGCCCCAGGTAAAACGCTGCCGCGCCTCCAATAAACGCCGCCCCGATCGCCATGTGATGCAAGCTCAGCACCACCCCCAGCGCAAACGCTGCGACTCCGCCCAACTGCACGTAATGCCCGATGATTTTCTTGTCCACCGCCAT